TTCTAGTGGCTCCGTATGTAACTATGGCTAATCCAGAATCTTCTGCTCCGGGGAAAGGTATAGAATCTGCTCTCATTCCGCCTACAAACTTGCCAAGTACTTCAAATGCTTTGCCAGATAGATAACCTAGTGCAGCAGTTTTAATACCTTTGCCAATGGCTGTAGAAAGTTTTTCACCTTTGATTAGTTCAGCTGCGCCACGTAATGCTTGACCGGCTATGGCGCCGCCAACAGGGCCGCCTGCTAGTGATGCTAGCACAGTTAGCAAACCAATAACGGCTGCGCTCTTAGCTGGATTTTCTTTCATCCAAGTGCCTAATCCAGTTAGTTGTGTATCTAACTTAGGAAACTTTTCGCTAACTTTTGCTTTTAGCTGTTCAAATTTTTGATCAGCCATCTTAACAGGAGTTGTGTCTTGTAGATATTTTCCAACTTTGTTAATTACATCGTTTACTTGTCCAGGTATATCAGCAGCTTTACCCAGCATAGTTCTATTGCCGCCAGCATCTGTTGCTGATTTTTCAACGTTACCAAAGATCTGCGTAATTTGATCAGCAGTAAGACTAGCTTCGATCAAAGGCACGAATTCATTATAGATACCTTCTACAATACGTCTTTGTTCAAGAGTTAGTCCATCACACGACTCTTTAAGCAATTGTCGATGATTATTATTTTTTATTAAATTTTCAATACGCATGAATGATCCACTGTTTGATTGTTTATTTATTTTAAAAAAGAGCTAAAGCTCTTTTGCTTTTTCGCTATCGCTCAAAGCAGTTTTCTTTCTTTTAATTATATCAAAGATGAATGATGCAATTTATTTGCGCGAAGCGCAATTAAGTATTATGTAGATTGTTCAGTCACACTTAACCCAAGCAAGGGTTAAGAAGCATTATGTGAGTTGCACAATACACTTAGCGTTAAAGCAGTTACAGAGGCGGTTGTCCGGTACCTCGAGCTCAGTCTTAATTTCCAACGGTGGATTAATGCACACACGCTAACATACGCATTAATCTAAGGGTTTTTCTCCCTTCTTTTTGCCTATTTTATCTTTTCAAACAGCAAAATCGCAGGGCTTACAAGCGATCGTCATCCAAATGGGTAGTTGCTGAGTACCTTTGCGGCAAGGTTTTCCATCCCTGTGTACACGTAGACCAGGTTTAGAGCGCACGAATTTAGCCTGCGCGAGCTGAAAATACCGCTTTATTTTGCCTGAGATTGTTCTAATAGACGCTGTCTAAGTATAGCTGAGCCGCCGACTCTGATGTTTATAATGCCATTATAATATTCATCAGACTCTAAAACTCTGCGTTCAAATTGCTCTCTTGCCTCTAGATATGACATTTCTGCCTTGGATTTGCAAAGATAAAGTATTTCTCTTGTGAATTTTTCCGGACCTAATTGTTGGACGTCTGCGTTTAACCTGTCAGAGGAACCAAAGTATTCGCGCCAATCGCTTTCTACTGTGCTTCTTCTTTTGAGTTTTTTGCCTTTGAGTGGGGGTTTAGTACGTTTGAACTGTGCTAGTTTCTTGCCTATGTACTTCTGTCCGGTGGTTGTGTTCGTGATTATGTACACGAAGCCGATGTAGCCTTCTGGAATTTCTTCTACGGGTTGATTTTGATACGTCCATTGCACTCACTTAGTTACCTTGGGTGGGCGCCCGACCATGCCTTTTCTGGATTTTTTACGTTCTTGTCGCTTGTCTTGTATTTCTACTCGCCTTTTTGATGCCTCGTTGCGTATCTCTGATAGCCAATATCGTGCCTTGATGCCTGCCTCATCTGAGCCTTTGTAATCAAATCTATCTTGCCACTTAAAATATTCCTGAAAAGCAGCAATCATCTTGTCGTGACTTTCTGTTGTCATTTTAAAACAGGCTCTTCCCCAAGAAATACATTACCTGATACAGATATACGGACTTCTGTGGAGTCACTAAAAGGATAAACACAGTGTCTTAACAAGCTGGGAAACACCATAATATTTCCTACACTGTTGCTGTCCACATTCATTGTTGCGCCTTGAGTCCTGCCTAGTATATCTGTGTATGTGAATTCTAGTTGACCCGAAAACTGATCTTTGGTATAATCAACCACTTGGGGAATTCTAAGCCAAATAACATAACTTAGTACTCCGCCGTGCATATGGTTGGGAATAAATTCCCCAGCCTTTTGAAAATTAATCCACGGACGCTCGCAGTAGTATTGTGGAGAAACATTGGGACTATCAAAGGTTCTTAGGTAGTGACAACTATCTCTGTACAGCATTGTACATTCTAAAATATATTCTTTTAGAAGATCTTCTGTTGCTTTAGTAAATCTATAATGTTTTGGAACACCACGAGAACTTAGACCCGAGGTTGTTTCTTCAGCAGATGCAACATCTTGTTCTATTTGTGCTACCTCGTTTAACATATTAGTCAACAGCCCATAAGGCACTAGACCTTTGAACAAGGTCATGTTGGCTAATGCTACATTAACACTGGTCATTCTAGAATCTCAACATCGTTGCTGTAGCTAGTGAATCCGTTTTCTTTAATAACTTTTAGCACGTGATTAACACGACTAGTTAAGTCGTCACGATGACTGATCAAGAACACATTTCTTTGTCGCTCTCTAGTCATTTTCTTTAGTACAGCAATACTTGATTCAACTCCACTGGCATCCATACCGCTGTCTACTAGTTCGTCGATGAACAACAGATTAATTGGACAGTACAAGTTTTCCCAAACATCACGGAATGCCCAGCTCATAGAAAGGATCAAGCGATTGCGCTCACCACGACTCAAGTTATCAAAGTCTAGATCCTGTCCTAGTTGAGTAATAACAACAGTTAGGTCATTCTGGAATTCAACAATGTGAGGCAATCCAATTTTGTCTAGATAATATGTTAGACGTTGATTTAAGAATGCCAAGTTTTGATCAATGATACGTTTGCGTACAAAACTATCTTTGTTTGTCAGCAACTTGTATAGAAATTCTTGATGATCCTTGAGTTTTGTTATTTCGTTAACTGCGTTCCAATCAATCTCTTGTAGAGCAGTATTTTTTAATTCAGTGATTTGATCATTGTAGGGATTTTCTTCCCCGTCTTTGAGCTCAAGATCTTTTTCCAATCCACTCTGAGTATTTTTATGATTAAGAGCTTCTTCAAGATTGTCATAAATCACAGTTGGGCAGTTGCCAACTTCACCAATAAGTTGCAAGGCTTCTTGCAGATCTATTAAGTCTGCACTCAGCTCTCCTAGTATGTTTTGACTTTCTTGAAGTTGAGCACCTTTTGCAGCCACCATGGCTTCGTGTTTTTCGTCGTGCAAGTCCTGACCACAACTATGACACTTGTGGTCTTCTAATAATTTAATTTCTTTTTCGTACTTCTCAATATTCCGTTGTTCTTTTTCAACAGAAGAAGTCTGTTTAGCAATCAAACTCTGTAAACTGTCTCGCTCTTTTTTATTCTTAGTCCACTCAATTAGCAAACGTTGAGCAACAATTTCTTGTTCAATATCAATGTGACTTAAACGATCAATGCTTTTAAGAATGTTTTCAATATTTTTTTCTTTAGTTTCGGCCCACATCTTTTGTTTACGTTCTAATGCCTCAATGCTTTGCTGAATACGGTCATTGGATGCTTTGACTGTTTCAATTCTAGTATTCTCTGCTGAAATAGAGTCTTTAGAAAGTTTGATTTGATCTTTGAGATGATCGGCTTTTTCAGAAAGTTGAGTAATACCCAACAGTTGTTCAATGATGTTTCTTTGATCACCTGCCTTCATTGACAAGAAAGGTTCGGTATAGGTATTCAACGCCACGATATTTTTAAACATATCGTGACTCATCTCAATTAACTCTTCAATGGCTTTTTGTGTTTCACGGCTATCGCCTTGGCTTTCGTCTTGATCTTCAAGATTTTGAGCTTGCCCGTTGATACTAAATTTTAATAGATTAGGCTTGCGGCCACGCTCGATGTGATACTCGATGCCGTTTTTCTCAAAGGTAACAGTACACAGCATACCTTTGCTGTTGATCTTGTTAATAAGATTGTCACGCTTGATGTTAGTCAGTGCCTGCCCGTAGATGGCATAGCTGAGACCGTTGATGATGGTAGTCTTTCCTGTGCCGTTTCTAGCACCCGAGTCGTCGCCACCTAGGTCCAAGTTTTCGCCTAAGACCAAAGTAAGTTGACCGCGATCGAAATCTATGGCCTGAGTTTGATTGCCCACACTCATAAAGTTACGGACAGTTAGATTTTTAATTTTGATCATAAATCTTTATAGATATCCAAAAGTAAATTTTTGTTATATGTGTCGCTGTCAATGGCGTTGATCTGATTCATTACGATAGTGTCCACGCTTTCAAAATTGATGTCTATGGTAGTAGCGTTTGACTCGACTTCAACTTTTTCCGGGATAAGCATTAATTCGCGTAGGTTGTACTGCGGAATAAATGTTTCTCGAATAAAGTTTGCTTCCTCAAAACTGATAGGAAGATCGATGGTTACTCGACAATGCATTTTTTCTCGTAGCAATTTATCGGGGTTATCAATGATTTGACTTAATTTAAACACTCGATATATTGGCTGTCCAGGCCAAGAATAGTACTCGGGCTTGCCGCCCCACTCCAAGACCATCATACCACGATCATCATCGCCTGCATCTGCATAGTTGTGCGGAAAAGCATTACCGATGTAGGTTACATTACCTTTGCTTTGACGTTTATGAAAGTGCCCACTAAACACATACTCTTG